CTTTCACGGAACAACTCCTGGTCGAGCATGGACCTGACAGGCGACCTGGCTGGGGCTGACCCGCTGCAAGCGATCTCGACCCGCGTTGCGGACTATTGGGTTCGCCGGATGCAGCTCGTGTTCGTTGCAACCCTGAACGGCGTGTTCGCTGACAACGCTGCCGCTCCGTCGGGTTCGGACACCCACACTACCAACGACATGACGCGGGACATCTCTGGCGCAGGCTTCGTGGATGGGGTCACCAACTTCAGCGCAGAAGCGTTCATTGACGCAACCGCGACGATGGGTGACTCGATGGGCGAGCTGACAATGGTCATGGTCCACTCGCTGGTCTATGCCCGGATGCAGAAGAACAACCTGATCGACTTCATTGTTGACAGCTCCAACGGCATGGCGGTCAACATTCCGACTTTCCTGGGCCGGGAAGTGATTGTTGACGATGGTGTTCCGCGGACCGGCGGTGTGTTCAACACCTGGCTGTTCGGTGCAGGCGCTGTTCGCATGGGCGCCGGTTCCCCCAAGACCCCGACCGAAGTTTGGCGGTCTCCGTCGGCCGGTAACGGTTCGGGTCAGGACATCCTCTACAACCGCGTTGAATGGGCAATGCACCCCGTCGGCTGCTCCTACATCGGCACCGCTGCCGCTGGCGGTCCGTCGAACGCTGCCACCGCGAACAACCTGGCCGCTGCCGCGTCCTGGTCGCGGGTCTACCCGGAGCGGAAGCAAATCCGCATCGCGCGTCTCATCACCCGCGAATTCTGATTATGGCGGGGCGTGAAAGCGCCCCGTCCTTCCCTCCCATTCAATCTCCTGAAGGAGAACCGCCATGACCAAGGGTCTTGCAAGATCCATCGGACGCGGGGACCAGTTCCAGGCCCCGATCATCAAAGAAACCTATGTCCTGCGGAACGTTCCGATTGCGGTGGTTGGCGCCACTGGTATCGGTTTCGCAGGTGTTATTGTCGGTGGCCTGCCCCCGGGCAACGTCCTGTTCCTGGGCGGTGTCGCCTACCTGCAAGTCAGCTCCCCGACCGCTGACGCGGATGTGATTGCAACCTGGACCGGGGCCTTTTCTATTGGCACTGCGATCACCGCTGACTCCACCCTTGCGGGTGCTGAGGTGGACATCATACCGCAGACGACGCTTGCTGCTGCCACCGCCCGGACGTCGCCGAACACGCGGGGCGTTTCCGCTTCTGCCTCAACCGGTGTCATCTTTGACAACACCGACAACACGCTGAACCTGAACGTGAACCTTTTGATTGACGACGCGTCGATCTCCGGGACCGCGGACATGGTCATCAACGGCACGGTGCAATTGTCCTACATCGTCCTCGGAGACGACTAACCCTCAACCCTGACGGGAGTCTGATATGGAAGAAAAGATCCTTGAGGTCTTGCGGAAGATGGATGTCGCAAACGACAACCATTGGACCGCTGACGGCCAACCTCGCCTCGACACGGTCAAGATGTTGGCGGGCAACCCCGCGATCACGCGGGAGCTCGTTGATGCTGCTGCGCCCGGGTTCACCCGTGTGACCGCTGCCACCTACACCCCGCCCGCAGCGCAGGCCCAGCAAGCCAGCAACGCTGCGCCGGTGGGCGCAACCGCCCCCGCAACTGACACCCCGGCAGCGCCCGAGGCTACGGGGCAGGGTGAGGGTGACAGTGGCGCAACCTTTTCACCGCAGGTCGCCGAACAGCCCGAGGTGGGCGAACTCGCTGGAGATCCAGCCAATGAAGTCCAAACGCTGGCCGAGGAGCTGGAAGAGGCAGATGCGCGGGTTGAAGAGGTCCGTGCAATTATGGTGAAGGTGACCGACGAGCTGAACACTCGTGTTGCTCACGCTGATGCCGTGCGGCTCAAGTATGAGGAGGCACAACCTGCCAACTCGAATGCGCTTGCGGTTCAGGACTACTTCGCCAGCGTTGACGCCGCGGCGGCTGCTCGTGCTGGGCATCGGCGTATCCTGGTCGAAAGCGGGTTGGACCTCAAGGAACTGAGCCGTTCGTTGTCCGCACCGATTGATACCGCAATGTCGCGTCGCACTTCCCGCGGAACGAAACGGCCGACGGTGACCTAAGGTGCAAACACTGGGCACCAAGAAAAGCAACAACGCGAAGCGGGACCGAAAGGCTTTCGCTTTGCTGATCACGACGCCCGCAGTTGGCGTCTTTGTATTCCCTGCGAACGCAACCGTTTATGCTAGGAGTGTTTCCGGTTGCGCCGCTGGGACTACCGCCTGCACTTTCCGCGGGCGCACCATCAAGACGCCTGTGCTCGCAGCTGGCGGAGCGATGTTGGTTGGCTTCGTTGAACGCGGCGTTGCGCTAACCCCGTCCGCAGGGTTTGACATTCTGATTGACATGGGCCTGGGCAAGGTCGCAAAGGTTGGAGGTGCGTAATGCCGTTCACCGTGGAGACTGGTGCAGGTGTTCAGAACGCCAACTCCTGGATTGATGTTGCCTTTGCTGACAACTACTTCTCCGAGCGCGGGATCACTGCCTGGGCAGGGGTGCTATCAGTCAAGCAGGTTGCGCTCATCAAGGCGACCGATTACATCCATTCCCGCTTCGGTGCTCGCTGGATTCCTGTTGGGGAAGACGGGGTTGAAACGGACAAGCTCTACACCTTCAACGGAACCATCCCAGTCCTCCTGAAGCGTGCTCAGTGCGAATACGCCTTGCGGGCGTTGTCCGCACCGCTCGCACCCGATCCCGTTGTGGATGAGAATGGGATGACCATTGTGGTCACAGCGAAAAAACTGGGGCCGCTCGAAAAAAAGTTCGAGGCGGTTGGCAACGCGGATTCAACTGCGCCCCTGCTTCGGAGCTACCCTGCGGCGGACATGCTGCTGACCACACTGCTCAACCCTGCTAGCGGAAGGACGTATCGCTAATGGCTCTTGCAGACGACCTGGACTTTCGCACACTGGCACACGAGCTGATCAGCGACGCTGGTCGGACCGTTACGCTTGGCCGGATTTCAAAGCGTGCTGCAGACCCGGAGAAGCCTTGGAAGGGTTCCGGTTCCACGGAAGATCTGGAAGACACCTTCACCTGTGACATTGCCCAGCTTCCGGACATGACCCTTGGCCTGATTGGTGGCAGCGGGTTCGGTGCTATGGGTAAGACGGACGACCTGTTTATGATGTCCGAGCTAATTGTCCTTGTAGCGCAACCCGTGTTTGACCCGAACAAGACGTTCGCGCTTGCCAACATCATGATTGACACCGACGGCAGCCGCTGGCGTATCCATGCCCGCAAATCCCTAGTTCCGGGGAACACCGCGATTGTCTATGCCTTGGGGCTGGTCAGATGATAACGGAAGATGCAGTCGATGAAATCCTGGCTATCTTCAAAGCCGCTTGGGACACGACAGGCCACCCCGCGTTTTACGATGACAAAACAGGTGAAATTCCCACTAGCGATGTCCCGTGGGCTCGTGCTACCATCCAGCACGCAACGGGGCAACAGTCAAGTCTTGCCGGGTCGTCTGGGACGAAACGGTTTACCGAAACTGGAACTCTATTTGTTCAAGTCTTCACGCCCGTAGGAGATGGCTCAACGGCGTGTTACCGGCTTGCGAAGCTTGTGCGAGATGCGTATCGGGATGCACGCGACGGTGAACTATGGTTCCGCAATGTGCAGCTCAACGAGATTGGCACAAGCGGAGCATTCCGTCAGATCAACGTCACAGCAACATTCTCCTACGATGAGGTGAGATAAACAACATGCCCGATAAGATTGATTCAGACGTCACAGGTCTGCGCTTCACGGAAGAATCCGCGCTCCGGACCCTTGCATCTTTTACCCTCGCAGTGGCAGCAACAGGCACGCTCACCATCGGCGGTCTGCCAGTTGCTGCAGAAACGATCACCATCGGTGCCCGTACCTACACCTGGCGAGCTACCATTGGGGCGACCGCAAACGAAATTCTGATTGGTGCCACAGCAGCCGCGTCAGCGGCGAACCTTATAGCGGCTGTGATGCTTGGCGCAGGTTCAGGAACGATCTATGGTTCAAGCACGACCGCCAATACTCAAGTATCCGCGTCAGCTATTGGTTCGGTTGTTACGGTGACAGCACTAACGCCTGGTGCAGCGGGTAACGCAATCGCAACAACCGAGACCATGACTGCTGGAACTTTTGCTGCTGCGACACTGCTTGGCGGTGCTGATGCGGTTGGCATTGCCAACAACTGGTGGCCACTTGAGCCGAACAGTTATGCGGACTTCGGCGGTTCCATCAGCACCATTGCGCGGAACCCGATCAACCCGACGCGCCAGCGCAAGAAGGGCGTGATCACCGACCTGGACGCATCAGGTGGCTTTAACCAGGACCTGACGTTCGAAAACACTACGCGCCTGATGCAGGGTTTTCTGTTCGCGGACATTCGGGAGAAGAAAACGACCAAGCCCCTGAACACGGCGCAGATTCCGATCACCGCCACCAACGCCGCCGCGGATACTTATACGGCAGGTTCGGGGATGCTGGGCTTCCTTGCTAACCAACTGGTGTTTGCTTCGGGGTTCACTGATCCGGCCAACAACGGTCTGAAGGTTGCGGCATCCGCTTCCACCGCAACCGTTCTGACGGTCGGTGACGGGCTTGTGTCTGAAACTCCGCCTGCAACCGCGTTCCTTGATGCTGTCGGGTATGAATTTACTTCCGCCACACTGAACGTTGTGATGTCCGGTTTGCTGCCGGTGCTGACCCGTGCAAGCGGCGTATTCGACTTCACAACGCTCGGCCTTATCCCCGGTGAGTGGATCTTCCTTGGCGGAGACGCTATCGGAAACCGCTTCAACAACAACTCGGGGTTCGCACGGGTGATGGCAATCACCGCAACAGCCATCACCCTGGACAAGACGAGCTGGACCCCGCAAGCGGAAACCGGAACAGGCAAGACTATCCGGTTGTTCTTTGGGGACATGATTAGGAACGAATCCAGTGCGAACCTGATCAAGCGCCGGACCTACCAAATCGAACGGACGCTGGGCAGCGATGCCAATGGTGTCATGTCCGAATACCTTGTGGGCGCAGTCTGCAACGAGTTCACCCTGAACGTCTCCATGGCGGACAAAGTGACTGTGGATATGGCCTTCATTGCAATGGACAACGAACAGCGTGACGGGTTGCAGGGTGTCAAGGCGGGGAACCGCCCGGCACTGGCAGCAGGGGACGCGTTCAACACCAGTTCCGATTTCTCGCGAATCAAGCTGTCTGCGGTCAGCGCCACCAACTCCGCGGTGACCGCGTTGTTCGCGTTCGCAACGGAAATGTCCATCACCATCAACAACAACGCAAGCCCGAACAAGGCGATCGGCGTTCTTGGTGGATTCGACATCTCGGTGGGCAGCTTCGAAGTGGGTGGGTCCATGACCGCATACTTCGCGGACCTTGTGGCCACACGGGCGGTTCGGAACAACGACGACATCACTCTGGACTTTGCTCTGGTGAAAAAGAATCAAGGGATGATCTTTGACATCCCGCTGATCGCACTGGGCGACGGACGGTTGGCGGTGGAGCAGAACCAGCCGATCACGATGCCTCTTGAGACCTCCGCGGCGGAAAGTTCGTATGGCCATACCATGCAATTCTCCAGCTTTTCCTACTTGCCTGATCTCGCTGGCTAAGGGTATGCTAAGGCAGCGCGGGGCACAACGTCCCGCGCTCGCAACCTGGAGTTAACGCATGTCGCTGTTCAAACAATTCGAAACCAACGAGAAGCTGGAAAAGACCGGCATCCTGTTGGAATATGGCACGACCGCCGAGGGGAAGCCAATCTGCATCCGCATTGCCCGGGCAGGTGGTTCCAACAAACAATTCGACAAGCGCCTGGAGGCGCTCACCAAGCCCATCCGCCGGCAGCTCCAGAACGACATTGTGGACGCGGCCCAGATCGAAACCATCATGCGCCGCGTTTACGCCGAGACTGTTGTGCTTGGCTGGGAGAACGTGCAGAGCAAAGATGGCAAGGACATTTCGTTCAGCGTCGACAACTGCATTCAGCTGTTCGTGGATCTGCCCGACCTGTTCAGCGACATCCAGGAGCAGGCCCGCAAGGCCACGTTGTTCCGCCAGGCCAACCTGGACATCGCTGCGGGAAACTAACCGAGTGTCTTCTTTACCTGCTTGAACAAGGTCCGGTAGAGAAGGCAATCCTTGAACAATGCTATCGGGCGGGGATGCCCCTGCCCGACAAGATCCAAAACGCTCCAGAATTGCTTTTGGGTCTAGTGCTTTATTACCGCGCCTTCCTTGACCTGACATCGTGCAGGACAGCGGGTTACGGGACAGAAGGTCCAATCGGTTGGAAAGACACGGTCCGGTGGGCTGAGAAGTATGAGTTGGACGAGGAACAGGAAGACGACCTTTTGTATCTAGTTGGACAAATGGATAACGCCTACCTGAACTATAAGACAAAGAAACTGGCGGCGGCAAACAAGCCCCCACCGAAGCGAGGAAAGAGGTAATGGCGGGCATCGACATTGGAGACTTGGAGGTTCGTATCACTGCCCATGTCGATGCCCTGATGAAAAACCTCAGCGTCCTGACCCGGAACACGACGCGGGCAATCATCAACCGCCTTGCTGTGGCCACGCCTAAGGATACTGGTGAAGCGGTGTCCAACTGGCAGGTCAGCTTGTCAGGTGCGCCCACAACCAGACTTCCCCCTTACTTCCCTGGAACAAAAGGCAGCACGGGGCAAGCTAACGCTCGCGCAATGCTCCAGAACGCCCGCGCTGTCATTCCGGGGTTCTTTGTCGCCCGGGGCGAAATCATTTACCTCAAGAACACTGCGCCTTATATCGACCGCCTGAACGCAGGCTCGTCCACGCAAGCGCCTGCAGGGTTCGTTGAGAGTGCGGTCTTGGCAGGCTCCGCTTATGTCAAAAGCGCCGCGCCCATCATAACGGGGAGCTATACCGACGATGGCAGTTAATGAAGCAGTTGTAATCACTGTTCGGGAAGACGGCGCCCTTGTGGTCAAGCGGAACCTGGAGTCCATGGGTGCTGCTGGCACAACCGCGTCCAAGGGCATTGATGCTGTCAAGATGGCGCTTGGCACGATGACCACAAGCATCCGGCAAGTCAATCCGGCGCTTACCGAGATGCAGCGCCTCATCCAGACTGTGACTGGTGTTAGTGGCAACCTGATGAAGTCCGCCCGTGACAGCGCATCGGCCTTCCGGGAGATACTGACTGCACGGGACAACGTCGACGCATTGCGTGCTTCGCTGGACCCTGCCTACGGAGCGCAGATGAGGTTCAACAGCGCCTTTGACCTGCTGGAAAGCGCCCTGGCAAGTGGTGCAATCAAGACCGAGCAATACAGCAAGACGCTCGAGTTGCTCATCAGGGATTACAACGGGGCGGATGCAGCGGCTCGAGAGCTTGCTGCAACGAACGCCGCTCTGACGACAAAAGTTGATGCACTGCGGGCGTCTTATGACCCGCTTTTTGCTTCGTCCAAGCGGTATGAGGCTGCACTTGAAACACTGAATCAAGCTCAGCGGGCAGGCATTATATCTGCAGCGCAATATGACTCTATGCTGGAGAACTTGGGCCAGCAGATGCTTATGACCGGGAACCAAGCAGGCGCGATGGGCAAGGGCCTTGGGGTTGCGTCCGCGAACAGCGCGAACTTGTTTGCCCAGTTCAACGACATTGGTGTCATGCTGGCAGCGGGGCAGAACCCCATTCAGCTTGCACTGCAACAGGGCACGCAGATCAGTCAAGTGCTGACGATGATCTCGGTTGCGGGCGGTGGGCTTCGTGGAATGTTCAGCGCCCTGGCAGCAGGCTTCATGTCGTTAATAAATCCGATCACACTTCTGACGATTGGTATCATTGCGTTTGGCGCCGCTGCATTCCAGTGGATTATGAAGCTCATTCCTGAGACTTTAACTCTTGAACAAAGACTTGAGAAAATGGCTACTGCTGTTTCCAACTACGTTGATGTAGCAACTATTGCATCTGCGACAACTTCCGAGCTTCGTAACCAATTCGGTTCAGCTGGGGAACAAATTGGTCGCACCTCACAGCTTCTTTCTGATTTCCTGCAAACAAAAGCCATTGATGAAATGAAGTCTAGTATTAGTGCTTTGTCCGAAGAGTTTGGGGGGTTTAGTAGAACTGCGTTAGTTTCAACCTCTGGTGGCATAATGAAAGAGATTGAAGCAACCTACTCCGATCTTAGAGAAGAGTTTGACCTCACCGACAAATCAGCCGCTCAGCTGACTCTTGCACTTGAAGCTATGTCGCTCGCAGCTACACCCACAGAGGCAATTGCAGCGTCTGAGCGATTTAACCAGATTCTAATAACAATCTATGGTTCCGCGTCCGCTGTTCCGGTTGCGTTTCAAAACATGGCAATCGCCGCAGGTGAAGTTGCTCGGCAAGGCGGAACAATTTTATCAACGGAAGAAAAGATTGCTTCGGCCCGCCAGCGGAACCTTACCCTTGCGATGCAGCAATACGCTCAGAGCCGAACTGCAAGCAACGCTGCACTGTCTGAAGCTAATGCAATGATTCAGACTTATAATGAGCAGAACCGAATGCTCCAGTTGATTGCCCAATATGGGGAAGACAGCGTCCAAGTTGCACAAGCCAGGCAAGCTGCTGAGCGGGCAGTTCTACAAGCCCAGGTAGATCAGCTTCCGGTTGCTGCAAATATCAAGGCACAAATATTGGCGTCTTATGACGCAACGAATCGCACTATCAATGCCACTAACGCATGGTCTAGCGCGATGGCAGGTGTGGCCGTGCGGATTAACGGTATCATGTCCGCCTTGTCCAGCTTGGGTGGAACTGTTATTGCAAACGCATCCAGACAGGTGGAAATCAACGCGCTTAGAGCAGGATCCACCATTGCGGAAGCTCGCATTGCAGCAACAAAGCATGAAATCAATACTGAAATGAATGCGCGTGAGATGGCAGCCGGAAACATTTTTGAACGCGGCGTTGTGTGGTTAGAACGGGCAGCTCGTTTGCGGGGCGTCGACCAAGCTCAAGAGATCACTGAACTTCAAGCTGTGGCTGCTGAGCGTGAGCGACTTGCAAATGCCCCTGCTTCCGGTGAATCGGGCGGATCCGCTGGTGGCGGAACTCCTAAAATTAGTGAATCAATGGAATTGCAAAACTCTCTTATTGAGCGGGCCATTGGACGCAGAGAGGAGTTCACAACCAAACTGAATGAGGTAAATGCCCTGCTTGCTGATGCTGCTAGCGGATACACAAAATCGGACGCATTTGAAGCACTGTCATCAGATATTGGGGCGGAGTTGTTTGCTGGAACCCAGGAAGCCCTGGACGCTCAGGTGGAAAAGTTCCGCCTCATGTATGAACAAATTGATATGCTCCGCCAGGCTGATATTATCAGCGAGCAAAGTGCAGCAATGGCAAAAGCCAATGTTGATGCACAATACCGCGAATTTCGTTTGCAAGGTCAGAGTGATTTGTTCAAAGAGCTTGCCAAGTTGTCATCCAATGGAAACCGTGTGCTAGGCGCTATTGGAAAGGCGGCTGCTGTTACGCAAGCAACAATAGATGGTTATCTTGCAATCCAGAAGGCGCTTGCAAGCCAACCCCCTCCAATGAACTACGCAATGGCCGCGGCTATCGGAGTGACCACGGCAGCCAACGTCGCGTCTATTCTGTCGACAAATACTAACTTCGCAACAGGTGGTTCATTTACGATGCCTGGCGGAATGGGTGGAGTAGATTCACAGGTCGTCGCGTTGCGTGCAAGCCCTGGTGAGCGGGTGACCGTGCAAACGCCAACACAAGTGCGCCACGGCAGTGTTGCTGCTGGTGCTGGCGATAGCCAGGGTGCTGCACCGCCACAAGTTAACACGCGGATCATTAACGTAATTGATCCCGAGCTAATGGGGGATTATCTTGCAACCGCGGAAGGTGAGCAACTCCTTATGAACGTCATTCGCAAGAACGGTGATCAGCTTAGGGCAATGGGAAGATGAAGCTTAATAACATTGCGGGGTTTGAGTCGTTTGCATTCTTACACTTGCCCCCGACTGAAAAAATGCGGGAAGCGTTTGAGTTCTATACGGATATCGTTACTTCACAGGACGGATCCGAAAGCAGAAGTATTGGTCGAACAATAGCCAGGCACACTTTGTCTTATGGTGTTGACGCAAACTTGTTCAACAGGCAGTTTCCGTTTAACTTGGGCGAACAGAATATCCGTGGTAATTGGGCTGTGCCCATGTGGTCAGACGTTCAAACCCTTACCCCGTTGACCGCGACAGTAAATCTTCCTGTGGATCCTTATTTATCAGACTTTAGAGCTGGAAGTCTTGCTCTAGCTTTTGTTAATAACGACGATTGGCAAATTCGAAAAATTGCTTCAGTTCCAGCAATAGGGTCCTTTACAATTACAGGCGGGACAATATCCGTACCGTGGGGGCTACAGGAACTCTTCCCGACTGGAGTCACTTTCTTTCCGGACTACAGCTTCGGGCGAACTATTAAATTTAGTCCTGATGGTACAAGAATGATTCTTGCTTCCGGGAATTATGCGATCTCACATACCTTGACAACACCATGGAACCCTGCAACAGCAGTGACGGATTCACTTCAGACATTTCAGTATTCCCAGAATTATGTCGGTCAGGCATGGATTCCTGACGGGAGTAAGTTCTTTCTACTTTCGCAACAGTCTTCGACTTGCATTCTGTACCAATATATCCCTGTTGCGCCTTGGACGACTGGTAATGCAAATCAAAATGGTTCGTTTCAGTTTCCGAACTTAGGGTCTGGTTTTGGAATAGACTTCAATGCTGACGGGACAAAATTGTTTGTCGGTCAGGGTAATCTTATCAGGGAATACACTCTAACCACCCCCTATACTGCGCTGACACCAACTGCCAACGGTGTGACGCTGGACCTGTCCTCCCTAGGCGGAATTAGTCAAGAACCAACATCATTTGAGTTCAAATCAGATGGAACAAAACTGTTTGTCGTTAAGGGCGCCAACCCTGGAACATTTTTCAGCTTAAATCTTCCCACACCATGGAGCTTGTCTGGTGCCACGGCGGACGCATACAGCAGGTCTTTCAGTTTTTACGAATTTGGCTTTACATGGAAGCCTGATGGAACGCAATTTTATCTGGTAACGGGCGATACCGGTCGTATTAGAGAATTTGCACCTGGCGGTACTATCAAGAACATTGAAATTGACGGGCTGCCCGTTATGGGGTATACTGTTTCCCACACGGGAAACAATTCTACGACAGCAACTCAAGTTGCCGCTGCAATTAACAGCTTTGTGTCAGACCCGGATTATTCAGCAACGACAAGCGGAGCGACCGTAATAATTTCAAGTATACCTGACGCAGCGCCAATTGACGGCGCACCACTGGTTCCAATTAACACGGGAAATTTAACCGTAGGCAGTATTGCTAACATGTCGGGAGTGAGTGCTATTGGTGCGAAAAGTATTACACTTGAAAGCCCTTTTGACGCAAGGCCCTATGCTCATATTGTTCCTGTTAACGCTGCACAACTTCGTGGTGATATTGATTTTGAAATTGGAAGTTTTAGTTCAAATTTTAACTTCGATGCAAATATCATTAAACCAAAAATATACCCCACCAGACTAGCTGTTTTGTTTGCTTGTGAAGTATCATCAACAGTGGCAGGCGATAGCGCAAAGTTAACAGCTCTTAAGTCAGATCTAACGCGAGCACTACAAGACCTTCGGGGCGCTGTAGTCAATTCCGGTGTTCGTTTGGACTTGTGTTTATCTTTTTGGGGTTCAATTGAAAGCGTATTGACTTATTTTGATGCAACTACTGCTAACATTGACACCGCTATTGCTGCGGTTGTTTCAATTGGTTCTCTTGGCGGAACTGATTCCTACAGGGCATTTACGCGAGCCGTGACCTTTTTTGGAACACCTTTTCGCAACCGTAATGAGCGAAAAAACATTATGTTTTTCTCCGCTGCTACAGAAACAAACTTAGACAGTTCCCGTACCACTGCATTCAACTTGATTACAGGTCTTCCTCCATACGATGGTTGCAGGGCTGTTGATATTTATGCTATCGGAATGGGCATTAGTAGTACAGCTCAATTTATAAAAGTTGACAATGCCAGTGAAGGCATTTACTCGAATGTGAATAGCGTTACGCCATTTGCAATGTCTGACAGATTTGCTAGCGCTCTTGCGCAAGAAATTGGTTATTATTTTAATGGATACGAAATTCTTACATTACACCCTAATTCTAACAGTCAGTTTTCTAAAGCGATCACGCAGCGTCAGGATATTTATGACACTGAACTTGCGCCTTATGTAAGTAGAAGCCCTTGGAACCAGTCACGAATAAAATCAAACCATCAATTTTTGTTCGAAAGTGGAGAAGAATCTGTTGCCATTAGGCACTTTCTTTATCGTAGGCAAGGTGCAGCGCGTCTTTTCTATATGCCAACTTTCCAACACGATTTGCCTGCATACGCCATCAGCGCTAACCGAACTCAAATCAATGTTCCTAATTTAGACATTCGAAGTTTTAATGCAGACAGAGTTGATGTTGTTATTGAATTTTCTGATGGGATTTGGCAAGGAAATCGCATTGTATCAATTTCAGCAGATTTGTTTGGAGGGTGGCTGATAACCTTTGCTCACGCCTTGCGGAAAGGGCTAGCGGAAGTCCGCCAGATCAGTTATATGGGTTTAAGCAGGTTTGAAACCGATCGGATTGAAATGCAGTGGATAGGTAACCGTGCCGTCACCATGTCAATCAACATGGTGGAGATTGACAAATGACAACTGGCAGAGACGCTGTTAAAGAACTCTATCGTTTCGTTGAAAACAATGGAACATTTATCTACACTGTCACCAGCTCCGATCGGGCTGAAGCCTACAATGCAGGTTTTGGAAACGAAAATTATATACCTTTGGCTATCGGTCGTGACGAGGTGCAAGGTAAAGGGGAAATGACTAAGCAAAATTTGACGCTTAGTTTTCCAATTGATAACCCGGTCGCCCGCCGTTGGTTTGCTTCATCCGTTGACTTCCCCCTTACTGTTACCATCTTCAGCAAGTCAATCTCTGATGGCGTAGAGATTGAATGGAAAGGGCGCTTGTCTTCCGTGTCCCCAAAAAAGAACCAGTTTGACTTTATTTTTGAAAGTGTGTTCACATCCATGCGACGTATAGGCTTGAGGCAGTTGTATCAGATCACGTGCCCTCATGCACTTTACTCCAAAGGCTGCAACCTGAATAAAGAACAGTGGGCTGTGAGCGGCCCTGTCACCCTTGTGGTCAACAATGTTATAACGATGCCTGTCGCATCAGGTTACGCCTCAGGTTATTTTACGTCAGGGATTTTTGAAGACATGAACGGCACGCTTCGTTTTATCACAGCTCATGTCGGAAACCAGCTTACACTTATCCGACCAATGAATGATCTTATTGCTCGTGTCTCACAATTAGGTTACAGCGGACTTACATGTCGAATTTTTCCAGGATGTGATCGATCAGCTGGGACTTGCAATAGTAAATTCAACAACATCTTAAACCACGGAGGGTTTCCCTTCATGCCAAAAAAGAATCCGTTTGACGGAACATCAATCGTTTAGGAGAACAAAATGTTCTGGTTTTTTGTTGTTTTTGTTGTTGCATTTGCAATTGCCTATGCAACAATGCCCAAGCCCACTGCTCCCGAGTTGGGCACTGTACGATCACCAACCGCGGAAGCAGGTCGTCCGATCCCTGTCTTGTTTGGGACACGTTGGATTAAACAGACGAATGTTGTCTGGTATGGTGACATCAAAACCGAAGCTGTGAGAAAGAAAGGAGGTAAAAAATGAAGAAGCCGTATCCGAAACCGAGTAAGCCTGCTCCTGCTACCAAAGGCGGGAAAAAGAAATGACCACAGGTTCGCCAGGTATTATCATCCGAATGCCAGATATCAGGCGAGCTCTTATGTGCGGGCGGGGGACGCAAGGATGGTTCCGCCTGCGCAATTTGGACTATGACAAGTTCATTACCGATGGTTATCCCATTGAAGAGCTGGAGGCCATTGACTGTGATATGGCCAGGCAAGTTTGTGCTGCTGCCCGTTTATACTATGCAACAGGGGATCAGTAATGACCGGAGGTTCAAGTGAGCAGACAGTTGGATACCGCTATTACGCGGGAGTTCATATGGTTCTCTGCCACGGTCCAATTGACCGTATAAACCGCGTGACGGTTGACGACAGGCTGCTGTGGGCAGGTGCTAGCACAGGCGGATCGATCACTGTAGATAAACGTGAATTGTTTGGTGGGGATACACGGGAAGGCGGCGTTTCAGGAACGTTCGACTTCATGCCCGGTGGGCTGACGCAAGCAAGGAACTCCTACCTGTTCAGTAGGCTTGGGGGGCTGGTTTCAGCGTTCAGGGGTGTTGCCTCAATTGTTCTAAGGCAAATGTATCTTGGAATGAACCCTTACCTTAAGACCTGGAACTTTCAGGTGCAGCGCATTCATGTTCAGCAAGATGGTGAACCGCAATGGAACGACGCAAATTCCCAAATTGACGTGACAGTCTATGACAGCACAGGCGCAGCTACAACCGCAGCGGCAATGAATCCTGCTCATATCATTCGTGAATGCTTAACGAATAAGTTGTGGGGTATGGGTTACAATTCATCTGACATTAACGACGCGTCATTCACCTCCGCTGCTACTACCCTCAAAGCTGAAAAGATGGGGATCTGTCTTTTGTGGGATACTCAAAAGAGCATTGAAGACTTTCTAAAAATTATCTGCCAGCATATTGATGCGGTCATTTATGTTGACAGGAGAAGTGGACAGTTTGTTTTGAAGCTTATTCGAAACGATTACTTTCCCGTCTCTCTTCTTACACTTGACCCATCTAACATTGATAGGGTGGATGATTTCAAGCGTTCGGTTTTTGGTGAGCTCAACAATTCTGTCACTGTCAATTATTGGAATCTTCCAGACAATCTTCCTGCTTCACTTACAGTGCAAGATATTGCGTTACTGCTTGAGCAAGGGGGTGAAAACTCAACGACCGTCACTTACGAAGGTTTCGTAGATTCGGAGACAGCTTCCCGGGTTGGGCAACGCGATCTTATTTCATTGTCTACGCCTCTTGCTTCCTGCACCATTTACGCCAACAAGCTAGCCCGAAACCTAAAAGTAGGAGATGTCTTTAAGCTCACTTGGCCCGACTACCAGTTGAGCGAACTTGTAATGAGAGTTACAGGGATGGCGTATGGTAACGGCAAGACACGCCGCGTTCGTATTCAGTGTATTCAAGACGTTTTTGGCTATCCTTCAAGTGCTTACATTGCAACACCTCCAAGCGGATGGGCCAACCCTGTAAGTCCTCCGGGTAATCCGTTGTATCAAATAGCGTTTGAACTTCCATATTACAGCCTTGTTCGTGTTATGGGACAGGCTGCTGTTGATTCAGGGATTGTAGCAAACACTTTTGTCGGTTACGTTGCTGGCGCTGCTTCATCATCTGTTGTTCCTGCTATTAACGGGCTTCTTTATACGGATGATGGGAGTGGCTATGAACAAGCTAGCATTCTAAACTTTTCACCATCAGGAGTCTTGGCATTTGATATTAGCCTTACAGGAACAACTCTTAACATTTCAGCAGGAGTTGGGCTTGGCCAAGTTGCCCTAAACAGTTGGCTTCAGGTAGACAATGAACTAATGGCAGTGACCGGAATCTCAGGCAGTGTGGTCACAGTGAAAAGGGGCGTTTTGGACACTGTTCCGCGACTGCATTTGGCAGGAGCAACCGTGATGTTCTGGAGCGAGTTCCCAGCAAGTGATCCAACAGAGTATGTTAGCTCCGACGTGGTTGCTGCCAAAATAACCACAGTTAACGGGTCCGGTATTTCAGATTTAGCGGGCGCAACACCGATGACTGTTAACGTCGTTGGGCGCGCTGCAAGACCTTTCCCTCCCGGTCGTATTGAATTCAATGGTGTAAGTTACCCTGCAAATGACCTGTCAGCGCCTATCGTTGTAACATGGGCTGAGCGGAATAGATTGCTACAGACTGGCGGAACTTTGGTTGGCTTTGTGGATGGCCCATTGACACCGGAAGCTGGTGCGACCGTCACTATTCGTTTGTTTGATAAAACTGGAACTTTGTTTCACACCACAACTGGCATCACTACGTCTACGTTTACTATAACTAGTGCTATTATTGGAGCACGAAATGACAAATTGTTTGTGGAGTTATTCTCAGTTAGAAATGGTCTAGAAAGTTTCCAAAGGCAGTATATTGAAATTCAGATCCCGTAAACTAAGCTGCAATATGTTAACCGTTAAACCCTTAACCATGATTACGTTGTGATGCACGCTAGAACCCCGCTTTTTTGCCGCAGCGCGCCAGCTATGGTGCAGGCCGCGGCTACCCTGGCGGCGCAGTGTTGCGCGGCTGTAGCGGCAAAAAACAGGGGTTCAGTTTTCAAGCTCTGGTCCACCATTGTGACCCAGTAGGCTGGGCGGGATGACGCCAATGTCTTCCAGGATGCGATAGGCTTCGGCCTCATACCATTCAAAGTCCACATCATCAGGAAGCCCTGCTTCGAACACCATAACGGGTTTCGCACCATCCGAGCGGGGCACCTTGTTCCCGTTCTTAGCATAGACCAGTTCCCCAACGACGTCCCTGGCGTAATACCATCGCACTGTCTTGCCGACATAGTCAGTGCGCCCAGGTGGGCTCAACTGGTCCACTGCAATCCTGTAGGCCTCCTTAGCATACTTCGCCTTGCGAATGGTCTCACCCTCAGCAACCCATGCACCCGGGTTAATCTCTGTGAACCCTGCCATGCGGATAAGGTCTTCTTCGGTCTCGTGCGGTGGGGGCGGGAGTCGGTCCCATACCTTCACCGCACCACCCTTAACACTGCGAACCGCGACAAACTTAGTGATGTCCTGACAGCCACGTACTGTGGCCACAATGGGTGTCCCCTTAGTCAAGAACGCTGCAACAGCTTCGACGCAAATGGTTGCAGTCGGATTCTTGTGCAGCTTCTCTGCGGTGTTCTTGGTAGATGCCCACGGGTTGTTGTAGGCGCCCTTGCCTTTAGCCCCATCGGGAACCTCAACCCATACCTTCTTCTCTTCGTCAAACTTCTGCTTCACCGCGATGTAGTTGTTAACATCACGGGAGAAGACACCCATGTATCTGCTTTCCTCGGTGCTGAACCCTGTATCAACTTCCCATTTCGCGACAACCGCGTTCATGACGTCTTGCATGTGGCGCGGGCACTTAATCACAATCCCGTCGGTGTTTGCGCTGACCACAGGGATGCCCGCTAGCTCCAACCTCTCAATCAGCATCAGCAGAGACAGTTGGCCGGTCACGGTCACTTGGATTAACAGGTCAGGGGCGTAGAGGATAGAATACTTGCTGCCCAGCTTACCGAAGCTTCCGTTGATAACAATCTTCAGGGAGTCTGCGATAACCTTGTTCTTAGCCCGCTTCGCTGCAATGCGTCGTTCCACAATACCACGATAGACCCGCAAGAAAGGTTCGCCTAAGTGCTTAGGGGATAGAGCCTGGTTTAGAATGATAAACGGATAGTAACTGGTGACGTCCTTGTCAAATAGAATGTTGTAGGCATCGGTATAGTGAGCAGCGGTCTGCTCGGAGCTATGCAACCCGCCAATTCCCATTCGATAGGTGGAGCCGTTTATCTGTAGCTTGAGCGCCTTTACCTCCTCTGGCATTCCAACCGACCCGCTCTCGTCGACAATGAACAGCGCCATGCGAACAGTATCAAGCGCCCACTGTAGTAAGGGGGATTGGAATTGGATAAAGTGTGGCACGTTGTAACGGTAGACGGTCCCGATATCAATACTTGGCCGCTGCGCCCGAACCCCTGTGATACGCCGGTATTCGTTTCCAATCACCGCCTCGGCAATTTGTGCGTCGGACTTGCTACGCAGATCCACCTTGTATTCGTTGGACAGGGTGTAGCGGAGGTCAATGTGCTCTTCCAGACACGACCGCAGGAGTTCGGTGTTCTGTGTGTCGTTTACGCAATACCATCGAGTGATTGTAATCTGGTCCGGTGTTAGCACGATCCCGGGCGCAAAGGGCAGGTCCTGCATCCGATAGGCGTGCAACCGCCCCGCATACGTCTTCAGCGATGCCATCAGCGGAGCGACCTCAATCAAGTCAATGTGGTCACACGTGATAGCCTTAGCCTTGGCTTCCTTCATAATGTCGGAACCGCGGAACCCGTTGACGATAATGTTGTGGGTCGCTTCCCATAGCTTCGCAGGGCCCCAGCCGTGGGCAGCTAACTGGCAGATTGGCATGTCATAGTTGATGGAGTTAAACCCTACGAGCGTGGCAGACTTCAGCATCCAAGCCAGTAGCTGGCAGTCCAGCGAAACGACGCCTGCAATCTCTTCTAGGTAGAAGACTGCACCTGTCACGGTATGGGTGAACACGACAAGGAAGTAATTTGGGTAAGACTCCACGTCAAAGAGGAAGTGCTCGCGCCGTGCAATAGCGTCGCTCACCTCACCAATTGTCATCCGTTTGATGGGGAACTGCCTTGCTTCTTCCAACCCGGGCAGGTAGGACGGGTCCAGCCATATGGGGTTGGGCGGTTGCCTCTTCTGCTTCTCAGTTTTCTCTGCCTTGGGAGGCGGGGTGTCGTCCCAAAACAGTCCGACCATATCGTTCCGCGCCATTATATACGCATCCCAAGAATGGCGCCGCGCAACCGTTCCCCAAAGAACATTGTCGCTTCCGGAAAGCGGGTGAAGTCCGCATGAGTTGCAATGCCGTTCAGAAGCCTTAGCATCTTAATCTGGTAGGCACCTTCAATCCCAAGCCCGTCCACCACATAGCCCGCACCGCTCATGGAGTCATCGTCCTCTGTCCGCAGCACCCCGTTTCGGATATACACCCTGCCCATCTTGTCGGTAAAGCCTTCCAGACTGGTGAGCGCCTCAAACAGGCGCGGGTCAATGGGTATAGGGTTGGACGTCACGTTTAGAATACGGGTCAGCTCGGGCCACGTAACTTCCAACAGTTGCGTCCTGATCCAGCGCCCGTTGCTGTAGTGGAACGTCATAGAGTTGCTGTCTATCTGCCCATGCGTCGGAGGTTCGTTAATCCGCAGCATTTCGTCAATCGCAACCTCCGGAATGTTTACCACAACGGGGAAGTCGGTTGCCAGCCAATACTCTATCAGGCAGACGTTGTTCGTAGCGAACGCTGATTGTCCTTTCAACAGAACCCCATTCGTCCAGGGTCTGGATGCGTCATCTCCGATAAAGGGTGCAATCACCTTTAGGGCTTTCAGAAGAGCTTCCCCATCAAAACCTACTCGCTCTCCAGCTGGTTTAACATGGTATGTCTCCCCGTCAATGCAGTCCACAAAGACGTGGAACGGACCGCTGGAAATCTCCAGCTTGCCGTTATCGCATAACGTCATCGTCATAACATCCTTGCACCGGGCAATCGCCTTCACCAACTTGTCGGCCTTGGGGATGCAGTCAATGTCACAGTCAATGGGGCTACATAACGCCAAAACCCCGTTATAGGACCGCACGAATCCGCCCTCTATGCGGAAGTGCGTCATCGCAGGCATTAGATCCCGCTTGGCAATCGCACCCTGAACAAACTTCAACTCCTTCAGCATTAGAACAGCTCCCTAACTTGCGCCTTGAACCGTTCATTTCCGGACGCGTTGATCATTGCGTTGACTACGCCGAACGCCCACAGGTTGTAGGCGGCGCGGGACTCGTAGACGGAGGACAGGCGCTCGTAGGTAAATCCATTCTTTTCCAGCACTTGGAACAGGTAGTCCACCTCAACCGGGGACAGGGTTGTCATGTGCTGGTTGGCGTCGTGTCTGCTTGGGGACTTTTCGGACACGTTAATGGGCCACGCGGGTGCATTGGCGCTCACCCCGGGCATAATAACGGACCCGAATGCTGCCGACTGGATCCAGGAGGATGAGTCGCAGCTATACCACGGATATTCGTTCATAATGGGAACCGAGGTAATCCCGAACCCATGCACCTTCAGCTTCGGGTTCCCTGCACCGTCGGTCAGGAAGCGGTCCCAGATGCGGTCCAACCAGACCATCAACTGCTTCGTGGAGCTGCCCACCATCCCGCCAAGTGTGATGTATTCGTAGTTGGCAACGTAGTGCTCCAGATACCGTTCGTCCTCACCCGCGTGGAAGCAGGGCAGGGGCCTCAGGTTCAAACCGTAGTCCGCCTTGAACCGCATTTCCATTTCGTTCTGGTTGCGCCACGTCTGCAACGGGTCACCAATACCGTCCAACACCGACGCCATAATGTCATCCCCTTCCACCCTTAGGATGTCTTGGTTCCGAACAATATAATCACAGTATTCGCTCACGGACAACTCAACGCCCAGGGAGTAGGCGGAGAAGGCACCGCTGTCAAGGAATATGCGCGCTTGGTTCTTCCTCATATGGTCCACGAAGCTTTGCTTCCCGACGTAGTGCCAGGACTCTAGAATGTTGGGCAGTGTGGCCACAACATCTCGTTCGCGTTCTGTCAGCTTCACGTATCGGTTCATTCCAGGCATGTAGCTGTTTGAATAGACCGCTGCCATATAGATGTCCATTAGTCCCCCTCGAAAAAGGAAGCGTCCGAAGACGCTCCCTGTAGTATAGCAGGTGGCGAGCTACCGTGCAAGCTGCAAAAATTCAGCTCGAACGATGGGGTCTTCTTTGAACATACCTCGCAAGGCGCTGGTCACAGTGTGATGCCCCTGCTGGCAGACGCCCCGCGACTCCATGCACATATGCCGCGCCTTGATGACCACACCGCAGCCCAGCGGGGCAAGGTGCTGCATCATAGCATCCGCAATCTGGCAGGTCATGCGCTCCTGCACCTGCAACCGCCGAGCATAGACGTTTACCAGACGTGACAGCTTGCTCAGCCCCACGATGCGCTTGTCGGGCAGATAGCCGATGGTGGCGATCCCGAAGATTGCTGCCATGTGGTGCTCGCAGTGTGAATAGACAGGGATGTCTTTCACCACGACCATCTCGTCCACACCCTCCGCACCATCTTCGAACGTCTTCAAGGTCTCGGCTGGGTCCATGTCATAGCCACTGGTCCAGAACTCCCATGCCTTGGCAACCCTGTCCGGGGTTTCAACCAAGCCACCCCGCAGATCGTCATGGATGTGGACGTCTTCAATGTCCAGTAACAGCTCGCGGATGCTTTTGGACATCCGCTCCCGGCGGGCAATGTGCGCTGCACTCTTGAAGCCCTGGGTCATTGCGCGATGTTCTCCACGCTCAGGGGTGCGTAGAAGCTGGCGCTGTTGGCCCCATGCTCACGGACCGTGATGTGGTGGCAGCGGACGCGGGGTGCGTATCCGTTGTCCTTCAGCCAGACCTCGGTGTAGTCGTAGATTAGCTTCGCAAAGGCTTCGCAGCCTACCGCCTCCACGATCACAATGTCGGCCAGGCCAATCTCTTCCAATGCAACGAAGCACTGGAGCTTGGGGTCATCCTCGGCGACGAGCGTCTTGTGGTCAAACGTGTCCTCCAGGGTGCCCTTGAAAGACTTCAGCGAACCAAAGTCGACAACCCAATTCTGGTGGTCGAGCTCGGTAGCTTCGAACTCAACATGCACGGACAGCGCGTATCCATGCAGGAAGCGGCAATGGCTCTGGGCCCGCCACTGACGAAAGCAACACGAGAGACCAATCTCGTGGCCGTAGGTCTTGCTGGAACGGTATGTCATTTGTGTCCTCCGATTGCAACAGTAAGATGATGCAGGTTGCCTGCACTGGTGAGACAGTCGTCCGGGTCACGGGTCTGGACAAACTGCGGATAATGTTCTTCTTCTGCGGATGCAGCAACGACCGTCACTTTGGTCGACCACGGGCGGTGACTCGCGCCGGACTCAAACTCCTGTAGAGCTGCCCGGACTGCTCCGATGGTGTTGCCACCCTCGCGCAGATAAATGACGATGCGGTCGTAGCTGCAATCTTTCATCCGCAGCCACTCAGTGAAGCGGCGCTTGATTGCTTCGATGTGGTATTGCTTCACCTCCGGGGTGCAGAGGTCACCGTTCCAATCGTAGGCGTTGAAAGGGTAGTCCATTTCCGCACTCGCAGGGATGATTCCCGCGTTGGAGATGTGGATGTAGTCGCACGCCCCAAGGTAGCCTTCCCGGAACAGCGCTGCCCGGATAGACGTGTGGATGAAGGACTTGCTGTAGGGTTTCGCATGGGAACAGATGGTCAGGAACGCGATAGTCTTCCCGCTCTGCTGGTGCCTAGTCCATGCTGTTTTCCAGTGCTCTTCAAACTGGTCCACATACGCAACGCCCACCCCTGCGAGGTATGGTCTCGGGTTGTGGCTGCTGAAGAAATGGTCCCGGTCAAAGTCAGCGGGGCCTTTGCCAACAGAGTTAATGTGGATCAGCTCCAGGATGCGCTTCGGGTTTTCGTCCCAGCGAATTGCCTCGTCCCCGATGTAGAAGTCAAAGCTCGCCTTGCCACTCTCGGTGGGATAGGGCGAGTAGTTCACCCCTTCGAAATACTGGATGAGGTTGTGCTCCGCCAGCCACTTGGACACAACGTAGTCAGCGCGGCAGGTCCACGCGAACAAGCGGTGACCCCGTGCCGCAAGCTCCGCCACCAGTGCTGCCATCCGCGCATCCGGTGCAGGGATATAGTCACCGCCCTGCCACTCCCCGCCCTTGGACAGGGTGCCGTCAATGTCAATTCCGATAACAGCCATCATCGCATCTCCGCCAGTCTGAGAACAGCTTCCAGGTGGTCCATGTCCCGCTTTACGGTTGCAAAGGAGGGGCCGACCCGCAGGAACGGGTCATGCCAGGATGCGATTACACGGTTCTGTTCGAACACGGGTCGCATTTCTGAATGCGGACGCTTCATGGTCTTAAAGCCCAGCGCCCCCATTGCGCTGAACCCCATGCTCACAAGGCGGTCTTCTATCCATCCCGCCTTGTTCCGCAACTCCCCTTCGTGCTGCATCAGGTGGCGCAGGACATGCAGGCCCACCGTCGCTGACAGGTTGTTCCCGCCACAGGTTGTGTTCCACCCGATGGCAAACTTCGCTGGGCTGATTGCGTGTCGTGCACCTAGGACCGCAAGCGGAACCCCTTGTGCCAGACCCTTCCCGGAAATAATCATGTCTGCGTGCTTACTCAGGAAGCGTTGACCACACCGCCCGAAGCCGGTAATCATCTCGTCCGCTACCAGTATGGCGGACCGCTCGTTGCACAACGCCAGAAGCTTCTCTTCGTCTGGACGCTCACCGTTCCACCCTTTGACGGGTTCAAAGAACAGCATGTCGAAATGGGGCACGACCCCATCCGGGTCAATGGTAAGAACGTCAAACGGGTTGCCCCATGGAACGTCATACCGGATGCCGGACATGGTGATGCTCTTCCCGTGGAAGCTGTCCTTGAGGACCGCGACTACAGGGCGACCGCCAACCACCGCTGCCCACAGTTGCACCGCCCGCTCAACCGCTTCAGCGCCCGTATTCAGTAGCTTCCAGGTGTATCGGTTGTCGTATTCCCCAAGAAGGGACATCAACGCTTGCGCGTTAAGGGTTGTCTTGTCATAGCTGTTAACGAGGCCGCTATTTGCGACCTCGCGAAGTGCTTCTGACACAACGGAAGAACCATGCCCGAGCGAGCAGTTCAATATCCCGCTCAGCATGTCCATCCATTTCACACCGGCTGCGTCCGTCAACTGGTTGCCTGCACCTTGTTCCATGGGTTACTCCGCCCAACCGAACCCGGCGTCAACCATGGACTCCCGGCTGTAGTTGTCGGTCGACGGAAGCTCCATCAAACCATCCCGCCAAGCCCGCACCACAAGCGGGTCGGGCCTCCCGGCCTTTGCGAACCCATCGGCCCGCAGGACGTTGGCATGGTTCATGTCGGTGGGCGGATACTTGCCGTCGTAGCTGGTGTGGCTGTAGGCCAACGCTTCCCAGCACTTCGGATTCGCAAACGCGATGTGAACCGTCTGTTCCTTGGTCGCGTGCATCAGCGGGGTCACAATCCGGATAGGCGGCGTGCCTCTGTGGTCATGCCCGAGCGCCGTGTTGATGTAGGCTTCGGTCGCCCGGATAAACACCTCCCGGCAGTCGTCGTAATTCGCATTGTCCATCTGACAGACGCCAGTAATGATGTCCGTGATTCCATGCGCCTCAGCGCGGTTGGCGGCGAGCGTCAGGAACAGAGCGTTACGCATGGGGACAAACGTCTTCTCGCGCCGGTCGCCAATCACCGCTTCCATCTGTTCCGGGTCGGTGTATTGCTCCAGCTCGTTCCCACTGGTCAGCGGGCTGGTGCTGTCAAGCAGGTCGCCTACCTTGCAGATTTCGTGCCGGTCCATAACGCCAGCCATCTGCGCGACCTGCATTGCAGCCTGGACCTCAATTCGATGCCGCTGCCCGTAGTCGAACGTGATCGCATGGACCTCGTCATAGAACTGCAACGCCCAGAAAAGACAGGTCGTTGAGTCCTGCCCGCCCGAAAGGACGACAAGTGCTTTCTTCATCATTCTACTCCAATCAGCTTGTGGATTTGCAGTTGCAGGATGTAGCCGTGCTCCATGCACGACTCGCGGACCGCTTGGATGTTGCGCTGGTTCTCTTCGTAGTCCTGCGCGTCCATGGGCTGCAAATAGATCATGTGGTTGGGCCACAGGATAGGCGGTCGGGCAAGGCGCGGGTTCGCGGTGTGGCCCAGTGCGGTGACAGGCAGACCGTCGCTGACTACATCTTCAGCGGCCATCACATACTTGGCGCAGCACGCTTGGGCCCAGACAAACGGATGAACCTTGCCTGTCTTGGGGCTGCAAACAATGTAGGCACCCTGCCTCTTGCTGATGTCCCAAGAATAAATGAAGGTGGATGGTTCCAACGTCCCATTCGTTTCGATCTGGACGTAGTAACCCCGGGCCGTTAGTAGCTCCAACAGCGGGGTCAGGTTCTGGCGGAAAGGTTCACCGCCGGTGATAACCACAAGGCCGGAAATTGCCACGGGCATCGTGTCAATAATGTGCGCCAGTATTTCTTCGGGTGCAAGCAGGGTCCGCTTGTCGCTGTATTCCGTGTCACAGAACGGACACTGGAGGTTGCAGCCCGCAAGGCGCACGAACATGGAAGGGGTTCCGCAGAACGGGCCTTCACCTTGGATGGTGTAGAAGCTGCTATGCACTTCCAGGCAACCATCAGCCCGGGAGATACGTTTTTCGATTGGTTGTTTGTTGAGCTGCATGAGCCCTCCGGAGGTTTCTAAGGGTGCAGGGTTGCACCCTTAGGAGGTTGCGGGGGATAGTTGTTCCAGCCTATTCGGCGGGAACGGTTTCCGGGGTTGTAGAAACTTCCGGAGCAGGCGGAGCGGGCGGAACTTCAGCCTGCTTCGGCGCAGCAACACGGCCTGTCACACCGTAGAACTTGCGCCACCGGGCGTATTCAGCACGGACGTTCGCTTCGTTCAGGCCCTGGGTGCGTGCAGCTTCCATGGATTCACCAATGGACGCGGTCGCCTGGTTCTTGGCAGAGACTTGGTCAAAGATGGCCCAGGCCTTGCCACACAGGGTGTCGGGCTTCGGACGCCGGACGCCGTTCTGCTCGGGCATCTTGCTGGCTTCCTTCGTCTTCTCAGCGTCAGCCTTCGCAGCAATCTTGGCAGCTTCCTTGTCGGCCTTTTCCTTGCCCTTG